TCTAAATAACAATGTGGGCGTGAAGATTAACTCTGTTGATCTTTCAGACCATGTAACGGCAGTAACAATTAACCGCGTATTCGATGAACTCGAAGTAACTGCAATGGGTGACTCATCACACAAGTTCGTAAAGGGCTTAGAGTCATCAACAGTAACAATCGACTTCCTAAATGACACAGCAGCAACAAATGTATTGGCAACACTACAAGCTGCATGGGGAACAACTGTCACAGCAGTATTCCTACAGACAAAGGGGACAGCAGTCTCAGCGACTAACCCTCTATACACTGTGTCATTGCTAGTCAATAACACAACAGACATCAACGGTGCTGTTGGCGATATTGGTACTCAGTCAATCACATTCACTGCTAACTCAACAGTTGCAGTAGCCACAACAGGCACATTCTAAACAACTAACAAAGGGGCAAAACCATGGCAAAACTAAAGATCGTTCGTACAGATGGAAGCGTGCTAGAAGGCGAAATCACTCCAGCTGTGGAGTATGCGTTTGAGCAGTACGCAAAAAAGGGCTTTCATAAGGCGTTTCGCGATGAAGAAAAACAGAGCGATGTCTATTGGTTAGCATGGGAAGTAACACGCAGGTCAGGTGAGTCTGTTAAGCCTTTCGGAATGGATTTCATTGAGACACTTAAAAGTGTCGAGGTGCTTGATTCAGACCCTTTAGCTTAAAGCGCGATCTTCCATTCACCTACCTAATTGCTCGCTTGAGCATTAGGTTGGGGATTGCGCCACAGCAGTTATTAGATTTAGACAAATATATGCTTGAAGCATTAGTGCAAGGGCTCAAGGATGAAGCGAAAGAGGTGAGCGATGCCCACAGAGGTAGTAGGCGCGGTCGCACTTCGTAAAGCCCTTAATAACTATGCTCCAGATCTAGCTAAAGAATTAACTAAAGAATTAGGTGCAGTCCTCAAGCCAATTACCAATGAGGCTAGGTCTTATGTGCCATTGGCTTCCCCGATGTCTGGATGGCGTAAGCGTGAGACATCTAATGGTGGTCGTTTTCCTAAGTATGATGCAGCTGAAATTCGCAGGGGCATTGTATATAAAACAACACCTTCTAAGCCTAACCGAGCTGGTTTTGTTAATGTTGTTCGCATCCAAAATAAATCAATGACAGGTGCAATCTTTGAGACTGCTGGTCGCAAAAATGGTCAGGGTCAAGATTGGGTAGGCCCTAATGCCGGTGGAGCATCTAAAGGTGTATCTCGCTCTGTTAATCCTTATGCTGGCAATCAGTTTATCTCTAACTTAGGTCAGCTTTATGGGCCTAATAAAAAAGGCGATCATCGCATGATGGGTCGCTTAATCTTCAGAGCATGGGATAAGACCCAAGGTCGAGCCAATGCTTCTGTGTTTAAGGCTATTGAAAATACCACAGCCAAGTTTAATCGTAGAACAGGCCTAGTAGATGTCAGGAGAGCCGCATGAGTAATGTAGCCATTAACATTGCCGCAGAGTTCACTGGCAAGCCAGCCTTTAAGAAGGCAGAGACAAGCGTTACTCAATTAGACAAGCGTACTAAAAATCTAGGAAAGACTTTAACTCGTACATTCGGCACAGCAGCGGTGCTTGCTTTCGGTCGTGCTTCTGTTCGCGCTTTTGCAGAAGATGATAAAGCAGCAGCCTCATTAGGTCAGACTCTCAAGAATCTTAATCTCGCTTATGGAGCTAACATTGGCACAGTCAATGGCTACATCTCACGCCTTGAACAACAAACAGGCGTGCTAGATGACGAACTCCGTCCAGCCATGGATCGTTTTTTACGAGCAACAGGATCGGTTACTAAATCTCAGGAATTACTCAACCTTGCTCTTGATGTTGCAGCTGGCACAGGTAAAAGTGTTACTCAAGTTTCACAAAGCTTACAGAAAGCATATCTAGGCCAGACTCAGGCAATCGGGCGTTTAGGCGTGGGTCTCACAAAGGCAGAGATCGCTTCTTCTTCATTCGAGGAAATTCAGCAACGCTTAACCACATTATTCGCAGGACAAGCAGCGGCAGCAGCAGATACTTTTGCTGGTCAATTAGACAAGCTTACTATTGCTGCTAACAATGCTAAAGAAACTATCGGTGCTGGTCTCTATGATGCTATTACAGCCCTATCAGGTGGTGGAACAACTGCTGCAACAGATAACATCGATAAACTTGCCAAGGGCATCGCAGATAGCCTAAAAAATGCAGGTGAGTTTGTCAATCGTTTAGAAAAGTTAAAGCCTGTTTTAATTGCTTTTGGTATTGCAGCAGCGGCAGCGTTCTTGCCAGTTACCACTGCAATCGCTGGAGTTATCTTCTTAATCGGTGATCTCAATAAGCGACTCAATGAACTTTCATTCCGTAAGGGAATTATTCCGGGCGGCATGGGCAATATCTCTATGACAGTGTCCTCACAGGATACTCAGCGAGCAGATGCAGCAGCTAAGAAAGCAGCAGCGGATCTTGCTAAATTGACCAAAGATCAAGCCAATAATCAAAGTAAGATTTTGAAAGATAAAAGGCTAGCAGCTGCTATTGACAAAGCCAATGCAGCACTTAATAAAGGCCAAGATGTTTTTGACCTTGAAAAGATTCAAGTTGCTGCTGCTCTTAAAAATCAAGCGGAGCAATTAGGAAAAGCAACATCCAGCGCACAACAAATACAAATTGCTAACGATGTTGCTAGACTTAATGTGAAAAAGTCTATTTTTGAATTAGAAGAGGCGATTGCTTCTAAAGATGAAGCAGCTATTATTGCTGCAACTGCAAAACTTAATGCAGATCTTAAAATTTTAGGAGCTTTAACTGGTCAGCAAGCCAAAATAATAGATATTAAATCTTTACTTGATTCATTAAAGCCTGTAGATTTAATCAATACAAAAAACCTAGAAGATGCTTTGGCTAAACTTGGTAAAATAATTTCAGAAATGAGATTCGCATCTGGTGGTTTTGGTTATTATGTGCCACCTAGAAGTGGAAGCCTAGGCTCTGGCATACCTGCTGGAGATTACATCGAACCAGTTGATCCTAAAGTTGCTGCAAAAGCAAAGATTTCTTCTATTTTAGAATATTCCGCTGCCGCGACAGAGCGAGCAAATGCATTTGCATACCTGACAGATTTGCAAAATGAGTATCTAGCACAGACATTAGCAGAGAGTTCTTTAATGAACGGTTCGTTACCTGCAACCCTTAACTTAGAAGATGTTGCTCGTAGTTCTTTGCTTGCAGGTTTATCAGGTGGGGCTGGTGTTGCTGGGGCAGTTAGCGGATCTCGTTATGCAGCGCAGGCAGCAGCTCAATATAACATTACTATTCAGGCTAATACTATTGCCAACCCAGATGAGCTAACTAACCTTATTCAAGATTCTCTTATAAAAATAAATCGTCAAGGCGGATCATTGCTACAGGCTGGGTCTCTATGACAAGACCAGTTATCAATGTAGTCATTGATTTTAGCACTGGGGCAAGTTTTGGTTATCCCTTTGTTATCGGAACTTCTACTTTAGACGGAGCAGAAGTTCTTTCAGATAGTCCAGCAAGCCTCGTAGTAGATGTTTCTAACCTTATTGATTCCGTTCAGACTAACCGTGGAAGACAGATTTCATCTGAACTCTTTCAATCAGGCACAGCTTCAGTTCGCATTGTAGATCAAAATGGTGATTTCAACCCACAAAATCCCGCAAGTCCTTATTTTACTTTTCTTAATCCGATGCGTAAAATTACTGTAACTGCTACTTATGGGGTTTTGACTTATCCAATTTTTGCTGGCTACATAACTGGCTATAACACTTCGACACCTAAATTTAATGGTGATATTGTGTACACGACAATCACAGCAGTCGATGGATTTAGATTATTTCAGAACGCTCAATTTTTTGGTGTAGTTGGTGCTGTTGCAGGTGAAACCACAGGTTCACGAATTGGCAAAATCCTAGACACTATAAATTGGCCTTTAGCACTACGCGACATTGACACAGGTCTAACGACCGTGCAGGCCGACCCAGCAACCCAGCGTACAGCTTTGCAAGCACTTCAGACGGTTGCTACTAGTGAGTATGGCGCAATTTATATGGATCACACAGGCCGAGTGGCTTTTCAGGATCGCAATGTGACGGTTGGATCTGTAGCTTCTACGCCTATTGTTTTTAATGACAATGGAACAGGTATCGGTTACTTCGATGTCAAGTGGGTTTTTGACGATACCCAGATCTATAACCTAGCTACTATTACTCGCACAGGCGGAACAATTCAGACTGCCAGCGATGCTGCCTCTATTAGTAAATACTTTACCCACAGTTACAACCAATCAGGGCTTCTCATGCAGACCGATGCCGAGGCTTTAGATTATGCACAGGCTTTTATCGCTTCTCGTAAAGAGACTTCAGTCCGAGTAGATGAACTGACATTAGATCTCCAACAGGATGACTATAACGCTGGCACTATTGCAGCCCTAACAATGGATTTTTTTACCCCTGTCAGTATCACTACCACGCAACCTAATAACAGTCAGCTGTCAAAAACTGTGCAGGTTTTCAATGTTGCTCATACGATCACCCCTAATACATGGAAAGTGCGATACGGCACAGCTGAACCAATTATCGATGGATTCATTCTGGATTCCGCATTATACGGTATCCTTGACACTAGCGTTTTAAGTTACTAAGGAGTAATGATGGCAGCAGGATTAGGCTTTAAGACCTTTACCACAGGTGAAGTTTTAAGTGCAGCGGATGTGAACGGCTACCTTATGCAAGGCGTTCTCGTCTTTGCATCGGCGGCAGCTCGCAATGCTGCAATTACTTCTCCTCAAGAAGGACAATTTGCATTTACTAAAGATACTAACGGTCTCTGGTATTACGATGGGGCAGCATGGGTGGCATCAGGTGCAGCAGGTGACATCGAAGGCGTTAGCGCTGGTGTTGGTATCTCAGGCGGTGGCACTTCGGGAACAGTCACCGTAACAAATTCAATGGCAACTGCTATTGATGCCAAAGGTGATTTGATTGCTGGCACAGGTGCAGATGCATTTTCGCGTTTAGCGGTAGGTGCTAACGACACAGTTTTGATTGCAGATTCAACAGCTGAAACAGGCATCAAATGGGGAACACCCGCAGCGGGAACTGCATCTTTATCGCTTGTCGCTTCTGGCACGCTATCAGGTGCAAGTTTAACTTTATCTAGTCTTTCAACCTATGACAATCTTGTTTTAATTATTACTAATCTAAACCAATCAAACAGCGCACAATTAAGATTGAGAGTCAATAACAATTCGACTAGCAATTATTGGGCAATAGGTTTTTATCAAACAGGTGCATCGACTAGTCGTCTCATTAGAGCTGGGGATGATTCGTTTTTAACAGCAGAAAATGTTGCATCAGGTGCAAACGGCAACGAATTTGTTTTTGAACTTAGAAATTGCAAAGCAGCAGGATTTACAAGTTTTGGTTATTCGGGATCTTACAATTCAACGCGCGTGGGTGAGGTTGCTGTTTCTGGTATGTATGCAGTAGCCGAAGCGGTTTCTAGTTTAGTTTTAGCACCGTCAGCAGGAACTTTTAGCGGTGGTAACTACAGAATCTACGGAGGATAAAAAATGATAAGAATTGAACACAATGTTGAAACAGGCGAGATTAAAGAAATTGAATTAACAGCTGCCGAACTCAAAGAAAAAGAAAAAGACGCTGCGGCAACTGCTGAAAAAATAGCAATCAAAGAGGCAGCAGAATTAGCAAAGGCAGCTGAAAAGGCTGCATTGCTAGCAAAGATAGGCATTACTGCCGAAGAAGCGGCTTTGTTACTTGGATGAAGCCAAAACTTTCTAGAGCTGCATTTCAATTAAGAGAGCAGATAGATGATTCATTCCCAGAGCGTGACCGTGCGTCTGACGGTTGGATCGCAGATATACGGCACATGCGTTCTGGGAAGCCTTCTGATCATATCCCTGACAAAGGCTGGGTTCGTGCCATCGACATTGACGCTGATTTATCCGGCAAATCAAAGCCAGAAATCATGCCCGATCTTGCAGATGAGATTCGAGTCTTTGCAAAGCATGATGGAAAAAAACGGATTGCCTATGTCATCTTTAACGGAAGGATTGCTTCTCCGATTCTCGGGTGGAAGTGGCGAAAATACACAGGGGCTAACAAACATATTAAGCACGCTCACATCAGCTTTACGAAAAAGGCTGACGAAGATAGTGCTTTTTTTCAGATACCTATGTTAGGCGGAGACAATGAGAGAACTAAAAAAGATGTCAGGATCATGGGTAAGAGCCTTCCTTGCGGCTGTAATCACACTTGCGGCATCGGGCGTGACTGATCCTAAAGCTCTAATCTATGCAGGCGTAGCAAGTATCTTGCCACCTGTATTGCGCTGGCTCAACCCGAAGGATGATTCTTACGGCATGGTCGAGTAGTGACTCAACAAGACTTCTTTACTCTTTACATTGCAACCATCGGCATCATTGGTGGTCTTTCAGGCTATGTCATTACTCATCTTCTAGGTGAAATTAAGCGACTTAACTCGCGTGTCGATGAGATCTACAACATACTTCTAGAGCGATAATTTTGACATGGCAAGAAAAGCAACTAAGGC